CCGGTGAGGTAGTCAAAGATTTGTACGACGCCAGTGACGACGTCGAGTTCAGTCGTCGGCGAACCGCCTGATGAGTCTGCGACGTAGACGGTAGATTGTTGCACCGCGACATTCACTTCGGGATCAACATGGTATTGCGACGCGGTTATGCGTCCTCGGTTGGTGAGGTCATCGCAGACCAAAGCGAGCGTAACGCCTCGTGCGGTAACCCGGAAAGAGGTCGCAGCTTGCACAGTGGTGCTGTCTACTGTGGTGGTGGTTGCAAAAGCGGGTTCGTTGATCCGCGTGATCCACAAAGTGGTAGCGAGGGCTGGGGTGGATTCTGAGGCGGTCCACGTTGGATATTCGGGTGCGGTAGTGAAGAGGCCGTAGACACCGGAGAAGGAACTTGGGAGGAAGCCGGAAGCAATGACGAAAGCACAGTCGTCCAGCCACGCTGGGACGACGATGAGGCAGAACCAGTCGTTTCTGGTGGAACCGGCTTCATAAACGGCGAGGAGCCCGGCGGGGATTGAGATGACGAATTGAGTCCGAGAGCGGACCAGCGCTGTCTCAGCGGCTGTTCCGTCGGGGATGCCGATAGAGTTCGGTTCGAACTCCCCACAAGGGTTGAGAGCTTCTTGCAGCCAGCTACGGCCCGTCGGTGTGAGGCTAAAGTTGCGGCGAGGGACGCGCACTTCCTTACTGCTTTGAGAAGGACCTGGAGCAGGAACAGTGAGAGCAGGACGGCGGCGCCTACGAGGAGCATTACGACGACCGCCGTCTTTACTTTTACGGACCGCGGCATTCTCTACCTTGACGACGACTTCTTTGGTGGACATAGTTATGTAAAACCTCCTAAAGGTCCTCACGTTTTACCGTGTTTTCGAAAACGACTAACTCTTCAAATTTAATGGCACCTTTTGCGAAAGTGGTAAGGAAGGAAATGACATTGTCAATTTCTTCCTTATTAAGCGTACGATAGTGCGCAGAGACGACCTGGCAGGCGTAAGCGGCGGTTGTGGTCTCACCCCAACAGCGCGAAAGATCGCCCACAGCCATAAGGTACTCGTCGTACTTCGGCTTGGTGTACATGCGGCTGAGCACCTTAGCGGCGATGCGTATGGGGTTGGAGGTACACCCGTTTTCGTTCATCACCAGGTGGCAAAACTCTGCACTGTGACTCACTTTCATTTTGAATTGGTAGGCGCAATATTTCGTTAACCAGGCCGCGCGGACGTTGTTCAGCTCGATGGTGGGTCCGGCAAGAACACTGTCGTCGCCTTTGAATGCACAAAATTTAAGTTCCCTATAGTTCACGAGGGAAAGTATGACGGCTGCGTTAAAGATAGTGTTGCCAACAAGGGTGTCCACACGTCCTGAGTCTTTTTTGTCTTGAACGAACACCCAGGCATCCTTCATAGATACTACTCGTTTGGCCATCATGGACCCGAAGAATTCGCGCAAAATAAGGGGGCAACCGAGTCGAGTCATACAGTCTAAGAAGAGTTCGTGTTCAAGATTGTTTTGGGAGGAGTCAAACTCACTCCAGTCGTTTTCGAGGTACTGGTATTTCTTTCCGAGTGTTAGTTGGTCGAAAATCATGGCGAGTTCATCATCGGTTTGGCCAGACGCAAATATGAATCCTCGCTTAGCGCGACGTAGACGCATTTCCAAAACTCGTGTCCATATTACCATGGTGAAGTTGAGAGTCTTCTTCCATGCAGCAATGCCTTGGCCGGCCTTATCCTTTTGCAAAATGTCTTGGCCGGTGGCCATGGAGATCTTTTGTTGCTGTTTGAGTGTGAAGTCCACTAAAAGTAGTCCCTGATCGGAAAAGTGGTCAATTTCAACAAGGTCATCCACGCCGTGACCTCGACTTTGGAACCTTTCGACTGCCTGACCATAGGCCAGTTGTTTCTCTTCCTCGGTTATTGGCGAAAGGTCGACGAAGTGGCTGAGAACGTGGGTAAGGTGACGGCATTCTGTCATGAGTTCGTTGGTAGGTAAGTTGCGGGTCTTTTTGGTGTAACGTTCAAAGAGGGTCTTCAAGGCCATCGATGAATCTCGAGCGTTGGTGACTTTCGTTCTTTGTGGCACCGGGAATCTTCGTACAACACGTGCAGTGGTGTCATGTACTTCCCCGTCTTTAACTGTTTCGGTGCTAACCATTGCGGTACCGCCGCCATGGTAATTAATGTCGCTCTTCTGAACGTCTTGGTACTCACAAATGGCGGAAGTAGTTGGTAAGGCCTTGTGGACCACGGCCTCTGCTATCTCCCACGTAACGGCGGCAGCAACGTAGGGGACGGGTTGCATTGGAACCGCTACTTCGGCCATTATAGTGTGGTCGGAAATTTCTTCTACCGTAGCAAAAGCGGTCTCGGAAACCGCTGTAGGGTCAACGGCGATATCAAGGGCAACGGGATTGGTCATGAAATTCATGTACGTGTTAAGGAGCCCGGGAACTTGTTCTCGTACGTAAAGGTTGTTGGTGTGGCGCGTGAGTGCCACAACTAAATGGGCTGGGCTGTTTCTGACCAGATTACGTTCAGTAGGACTGCCCGACAGATGTAAAATGGCGGAGGTGAATGTACTCCCTTGCGATTCATGCGCTGTGAGCGCGTGTTCATGAATAAGGGCAGCTTTGGCTGCTTGTGTAAAACACAGTACTGGGAGACCATCCACCTGGTAATTACTCGGGACCATTTTGATAGAAACGCCGCGGGTCTTGTGTCCCGGTACAGTTCCTTTGATACTGGTAGATCGTATGCCGGGATAATTGCGTTTAATAAATGGAAGGGCCACCACATCTTGGGGACAACGTCTAGAAGTGAGTAGGTATTTACTCGGCAAGAAATGATAGTAATCTTTCAAAGTGGTCACCTCGTGCCAAGAGTTCTCGAAGTCAACAAAGCCGATCTGCTTTGGGTCGCCCAGTAACACCACGTCTGCATTTTTGCCTTCGCAAAGCAAA